TCGCCCAAAAGCTGACTGTAAATGTATTTTGACTATTGACAAGGCTTGTGGGTAAAGATATTTGACTACTACTACCATTAAATCTTGCACCTGTATTTATTTGACCTGCTACTCCGAAGTCAACGTCAGTAGGTGTGCCTGAATAATCAGTACTATCAGGAGCAGTACTTGCATCAAAATCCATTGAGTATAATGCCTTGCCTGTTGAGCCACCAAATATATCAGTTGTTTCAGTATTACAAGCTGCTTCCCCTCCTGTTTGTATTAGTCTTTTGCCTAAAGCCATTAATCAAGTTTTACAGGGAAAAAAGTAGTATCATAACTTAAAAGACTTTCATATTTCTTTTTAGCGTTTACCTCTTTTTTCTTTTTATCATATTCAGCTAATATTTCAGCTCTTTTAGTTTTTACATCGTCATCAATAGCAATATCCCTTTCTGCCTTTCTTACAACTTGCCAATCTGTACTTGCTAAAAGTTTATTAGCATTTCCTTTTAAGGCTTTAATAAGTTGTGTTTTCTTTTCATCAACATCATAGGTGTTTTTTACTTCCCCTGTCTTAACTATTTTACCATCTTTTTCTTCTGTCACTTCATAAGTCTTGGAAAAATCAATGTCGGTAATATCGTAAGTAACAACCTTTTTCTTTTTATCAAAGTACAACCCGCCTTTGTTTTGTGTTTGTGGGTTATAGCTAGGTTGCAAAACATCGTAAATTCCTAATTCTTTAAGTTTTTTATCCGATAAGTTTTGTGAACCACCAAGAATATAAGTAGTTCCAACCTTAAAACTATTAGGTAATGTTGGGTAAATTGTAACTATTTTGTCTTTTTCTATTAATGCCTTCATAATTATACGCTTTGTGAAATTGATAAGAAAAATGTATTTGCAGCGGTGCAAACTACTTGTATAAAGTTAACCGCACCCGAACTAGCACTATAACTACCAGCAATTGTTGTAACGGTGTTTGAACCCGTGTCAAAAGTTAAAGCAGAAGTTCCACCGGAATCGGTAACAATAATGTCTTTAACATCGCCTATTGATGCATTTGTAAAGTTTAAATCTACGGTAATACTAGATGTCATTGTAAAAACCGCAGCGGCGTCAAAGTTTACATCAACGTTAGCAGCTGCGGTAAGTGCGGTTGAACCACGTAAACTATCGCCCGTTCCACTTTGTCCGTAAATGTCAGCGGTCATTGAATTTATAGATACCATGGAATCACGGAGGGTACTTCCCGTTCCGTCGTTCGGTGCTGAACCTACTCCTATTGCTATTCTTGCCATTTCTTATATTTTATTTTATATTCTTTTTTAAATTCTTGTTTGGTCAACCGTTATTGAAGTGCTATCAACACTAAAGCTTGTGCTATCACATGACAACTCTAGTATATCTTCCGTCCAACAAAGCGGTGCGGAAAACACGGGAATTGCATCTGTTGTATTAGCGGTGTCCCCCCAATAAGACGAACAATATATTTTTCCCCAATTTATTGTATTTGCCATATTATATCAATACTTTTTTTTGGTTTTTGTTATATATGCTTTTTGCAAATATTGTTTTAACCTTTCTATGTTTACTTTTTTTGGTTTATAGTCGTTTCTTACAAAACCCATCCTTCGAAATTTGCGTTTTTGTCAGGGTACACATCGTCGTTCGAATTACTATAATATTCGGGGTACTTACTACTAGCGTTAAAAGACATATAATCTATAAATCTATCCGTATAATATTGTGCAATATCCCGTTCCTTTTCTATTAAAAAATCAACTTCTTCTTTTTCTACATTAGAGGCATTTTCGCTACCATGTTTAAACACACCTTTGTTTGCTATCGTATAAGCTGCAAAAGGTAAATACTCAACCATTGCCCAATGTATAATCATAGGTTTTACGTAATCCGTAACAAGTGTAAGGTAATCCCCCGTCAAGGTACTTGCTTCTATATCGTCTTGTATCTTGTTAAACAAGTCTGAACCTAAATAGTTCCTTACGTGTATATCTTGAGCAATCTTTATGTATTGTAAAAACTTGTCACTATCTACGTTTCCATTTACGGAAGTAAACTTAACTAAATCTTTTCGTGTAATAAATAATCCTTCAGCCATTTGTTATTTGTTTACGAATCCTTGATTTGGCATATCCTTTGGTCGCATAGCCACTTTTTTGTCGTTTGTTTCGGGTTTAAAACCGTCTTTTTTCGCCTGGTTTACACTTACTTCAGCATTAGGGTTTCCAACATCGGGGTTAATTTTCTCGGCTTTTGCTTTATACGTCTTACGCATCCAAAAGTGATGACAAGCACCCCCGCCTTTGTAAAGTTTATGAAAATTTTTACTTAACCAAATATTGTAAGTGTCGGCACCATTTAATCCCCAACCCGCATTAACCGCTCTATTGCCCATAGATAAAATATCTTCTTTACGGTAAATCTTTTTAGCACTTACCATTTTTTTACAAAACTCCCTACTATTCGATTGTGTTTTTAAAGGAGCGTATTGGTATCTTACTTTAAATTGTACGCCATCTTTATTTTCGCCATCTTGTTCACTACCCGCTTTTGGTTTTGCACTTCCCGTACTTGCCAAACCTATCATTTTATCTAAAGCGTCTTCTTGTTCATAATCCACTTGACGTTCGTCAACAAGTTCCCATTCGTCTAAATTTTCATCTTCGCCAAATTCATCTAATAAATCAAACATCTTGTTATCGTCAAATTCGGGTGCTTGTTTAGATAACTTATGTTCTTCACAAGGCATATACCAAGTATTGCCATCTAAGTCATGGGTGTGATAACCTTTACAACCTAAATCTTTAGCCATTTCTTCTGCTTTTTCTTGTGTTGAATAAGCTAGCCTATCGTCTATTATTGCGGTTTCGTTATTTATTACTTGTGAAGCCATTTTAACGCCCGTTTCTTCCTCCCTCGCTTCGTTAGTTATAGCATTGTTCGTTTCGATAAATTCAAGCGGTTGTAGGGTCTTAAAATAAAGCTTTAATGCAATCCCATTTACCGCTAAAATATCATCCATTGCGTCAATGATTAAATCTTGGTATGGTCTTATAGTTGTGTTGTGAAATAGTAAGGAAGCGGTTTTTATTTCGTCCGCATTATTACCAAGTCCATTATTGCTATCCCTAATGCCTAATAGTAAGGGCGATGTAATCCTATGTGCTACCATTAACTTACCAATACATTCATTTGATAAGTATTCGTAATGTTGTGGGGCATCGGTCAGCGGTATATCATCAACCGTTGTTTTGCTTTCAGCGTTATTATTAAAAGCTATAATTACTTTTTCGCCCCTTGAACCCGTGAGCTTACGCATTACATCAGATTTAATTTGTAGTTGTTTCTCTCGGTCAGGCACTCCGTTATTGAAGTTTACTACTTTAGTTCCGCTAAATCCGTTTTGTACATCGTTAATTAAGTAATCCGCCACTTCGCTTTCTAATTCCGCATAAGCAATACCCCCCATGTAGTCGGGTGGACAATAATAGTCGTAACCCGATAAATACCTTTTTACTATTTTAATTTCGGGTTCGCTACCGTTACCACATCCAAACGCTGCGATACGTAATGGTTTATCTTTTGGTTTTATTTTTGACCAATCATGAAAATAATAGTAAGCTTCTATTTTACCATCTTCGTTTGTTTTTTCCGCCCTTAATGTTTGACGTGGGAAGTGTTCGGCTTTGGCAACCCTACCATCTTTGTAAAGCACTTGAAAACTTGCTTCGCCTAGTAATTTTAAATCAAAACTTATTTTTCTAAGACAAGAATCGTTAAATATACCTCTAAGTGCTGCGTATTCGTTTGTTTTTGTTGAACTATCTAAAGCATCTAGTCCCTTACCATAAATCATTTGACTTACACCATTAATAATTGCGTTGTTAGTTGTCGATTCAATGTAAAGGTCTATTAAGTAACTATAAAAATTGTTGTCGTCCCCGTAGTTTACCCAATCACGCTTTTTATCTTCTTTAATTTTAGGTCTGTTATAAGACGATAAGTTAACTATATGTAAGTTATCCATTATATAAATATAAATTCATTTGTAGAACTTTGTTCCGTATATTGACTATTGTTAATCGTGTAATCGGCAATAGTTTGATTTGTGCAAAATATCTTGTCCTTAAATACTACATTAGTACCCGATTTAACCGTAACCATGTAAAAGTTATCTTGCTTTACGCCAA